AGCGAGTGGCAATCGCTACTTGGTAATTTATGAAACAAATAACCCTCACCGAAGAACAAGCCAAAAACGCCATGCAACTCCTTGATCTCGCCGTGAAGGCAGGAGGGTTGAACGCCTCCGTCTTGGCGTTGCCGATTGCACAGGAAATTGAAAAACAGCTAACCGAGGAAAAGAAATGACATTCACAATCGAAATTACCGATCCGTCCCACCTTGCAGGAATCGCCGCCGCCCGTGAGGCGCGGAACGCATCTCTGCCAGAAGACTCAAACGACAGGCTCAACACGGATGCGGAATATGTGCAGTTTGTGATGGCCTCGGCGGCGGAGAGCTATTCCAAGCAGTACAACACATGAGCGATGCCTTCCAGTTCCTCGCCCCGCCCGTGCCGGAGAATTTGTGAAAATCCCCGAATCCGAAGCCCTCAAAGCCATAGACTACCTCTATCGGGAGGGCTTTCTGGTGTTGGGCTATCGGGATGGGGAGCCAGCGGTGTTTCTATCTACTGATCTGAAAGATGCCCAAAAGGCGATTAAGGCCGTTGGCGAGAAGGATTCGGCGGACTGGTGGAAGCAATGAACTGGCTGACTGGCTTTCTATTCTGGGCTTGGGGCAGGCTTTTCCTTGGAAGGCTCGATTGGGAGATCCTTGAGAGGGCTATATCCGTGGCAAAGAAGGAGAACAAGGAATCTGGCGAAACCGGATATGATTCCCGCACCAAGCACCTCCTTTCCTATGCCAAGGTGAGAAAAAGCTTTGGCGACCCGACCCAGCTTACTGGGGCCATCATTCACATTGCAGTTGCGATTGCGTACCTAGAATCCAAGAAGGATTCCGATAGGCTCTTCTGATCATGGGCGACCCATCCATAGCGGACTTGCGGGAACGCCTCGCAAGGACGGAGGAGATGCTCAAGAACATTGTCGAAAGGCAGTCCTACATTATGGGCATTCTCGAAAAGCAATCTTCCGAGCTTGGGGAATGGGTGGAGAGGATATCTCTCAGGGTCAATGCGTTAGAGCATATATGGGCAAAGATTCTTGGAGCGGCAACTGTAATTGGGATTATCTTCTCGTTTTTATTTGATTGGATCAAAAACAGAATTACATCGTAACAGGAGTTAATTTATGGCCGAAATCACCACTACGCAGAGCTTTGCAGATGGAGATACAGTAACAGCCGCAAAGCTGAATAACATTGTTGCTAACGCTTCAGTTGGTTCGGAAATCATCACTAACCGCTCCGAGCTTACCACGATTGACGGGGCCGCTGATTTTGTCCTTGGTTATGACACGAGCGCAACCGACCTGCGTAAGATTAAGCCTAACAACCTTTTAGACACGGGATCAGTCACTACAACCAAGATTGCCGATTCTGCGGTAACTACCGCCAAGATTAACGACTCTGGGGTAACGACTCCAAAAGTTGCCGACTCAGCCATCACCACGGCCAAGATTGCTGATTCATCTATCACCACGGCCAAGATTGCCGCTGGCGCAGTTATTACGGCTGACATAGCCGATGCCGCCGTCACAAGTGCAAAAGCGGATACGACCAGCGTTGCAGTTCTTGGTACAGCCCAATCTTTCACCACGGCCCACGGGTTTGCAATCACCACACTAACCGATGCCGCCAACATTTCTTGGAACCTTGCGTCTAATCAGGTGGCTAGGGTTACGCTTGCAGGGAACAGGACTCTTTCCAATCCGACAAACAAGGTTGAGGGGAATGTCTATATCCTGATTGTTAAACAGGACTCCATTGGAGGAAGAACCCTTTCATTCTCATCCGACTACAAGTTCTCCGGTGGAACAGCCCCAACGCTTACCACGACTGCCTCCAAGGCAGATGTCATCACTTTTGTTTGCGAGGGAACTTCCCTCATCGGCGTAGCATCTCAGAACTTCCTGTAATATATGGCATATCCAGTAATGCCCTTGGGCTTTCTGGGGAACCAAGGCGACTCCGACACCTACCGCATTGAGCGGAGTTTGCGGTTCAATGATGATGATGCGGCCTACCTCTCCAGAACCTTCGGGACTCCAACAGACGGAAAGAAATGCACATTGTCGCTTTGGTATAAGAGGGGAAACCTTGGAGGAAGTTTATCGTCATATGGTGGGGTTGTTTTCGCCGCAAGCGGAACAAACTTCTTTAGCATTGCAGACAATACCCCTTCTGGTTCTGACGAGCTTATGCTTTGGTATGGCAACGCAAGAACGCTGACCTCAACCGCCAAGTTTAGAGACCCTACGGCTTGGTATCACTTGGTCATAGCCTTTGACAGCACACAGGCGACAGCGGCTAATAGGTGTAAGGTTTATATTAACGGATCTGAGGTAACTTCTTGGTCTACTGATGCAAGAAGTAATATCACGCTCAACTCGACCATAACATTTAACACGGCTTCAATTTCGGCGTTAATCAGCGGATATGTTGCTGGTGGTGTTGGTCAGTATGATGGATATCTGGCCGAGTATCACTTTGTGGACGGCCAATCCCTAACCCCATCCAGCTTCGGCGAGACCGATGCCATCACAGGCCGCTGGAAGGCCAAGGCTTACAGCGGGACGTATGGGACGAATGGGTTTTATCTGAAGTTTGCTGACAACTCAGGAGCGACAGCGACTACGCTTGGCAAGGACTCCAGCGGAAACGGAAACAACTGGACTGTGAATAACTTCTCCGTCACGGCTGGTGCAGGCAACGACAGCCTTGTGGATAGCCCGACGAATTATGGAACGGATACTGGAATTGGTGGGGAGGTGAGGGGGAATTATGCAACATTAAATCCATTAGCGACAACTGGTGGAACATTATTAAACGGAAATCTTGAGTATAATGGAGCTTCTGCGTGGAAAGCATCTCCTTCAACATTTTTAATTCCTTCATCTGGAAAGTGGTATTGGGAAGGAACGCTTATTGTTGGGCCAGCAGGAGCTACATTTGGTGGTGCTTATGGAGGAATTGGGGTAATCGCACCATCAGCCGTATCTGCTTGGAGTTATAACTCTGCAACATCCTGCTATCTTACTGATACTGGACACATATCGAATTACAATTCAGGATCTACAACAAGTTTTACTGGAAATACATTGGGGACGGTTATTGGACTCGCATTTGATAGAAGCGCAAACACATTAGCATTTTATCAAAACAACACATTAAAATCCACGCAAACAGTTGGAATTTCTTCTGGCTCTGATCTTTATGCGTTTGTTGCAAATTATAATTCGTCTTACGGGGTATTTGCAGTCAACTTCGGCCAACGCCCATTCGCCTACACAGCCCCGTCTGGCTTCAAGGCTCTCTGCACCCAGAACCTAAACCAGCCGACAATCCAGAAACCAAGTACGGCAATGGATGTGGTGACTTATACTGGAACAGGCGCAAGCCAGAGCATCTCCAGCCTTGGGTTTTCTCCTGACCTTGTATGGATCAAGGGGAGAAGCGGGGCAACGGATCATGCCATCTATGACACAACAAGAGGCGTTCAAAAGGATTTAGGCTCTAACCTAACCACGGATGAAACTACCCAATCTCAGGGTATAACATCTTTTGATAGTGCAGGATTTACAATCGGAACCCTAGCCAAACTAAACACAAGCACATCTACCTATGTCGCTTGGTGCTGGGATGAATCCGCAATGGATGGCGTGGATATTGTGAGCTACACAGGAAACGGGGCCAACCGCACAATCTCGCACAATCTTGGCGTTGCCCCGAAGATGATTATTGTCAAGGCTCGAACCACGGCTGGGGCGGATCAGGGTTGGCCCGTCTATCATGCCTCATTAGCAAACACGGAATATCTGCTTCTTAATTCAACTGCGGCCAAGGCAACGGGAACAGACTACTGGAACTCTACAAGCCCAACTGCAAGCGTGTTTTCGCTTGGAACTAATGCGGCGGTCAATACCAACAACGATACCTATATAGCCTACGCATTCTCTGAGGTGGATGGATTTTCCAAGTTCGGAAGATACACAGGTAACGGATCGGCTGATGGGCCGTTTGTGTGGTGCGGGTTTAGGCCAAGGTGTGTGATGATTAAGGACACTATTTCTGCGTACACTTGGTTTATTGTCGATACTGCAAGAAGCGCGACAAATGTAGCCTCGCTGTATCTTAGGCCAAATGACTCATTGGCAGAGCAAAATAATTTTACTGGTACTGCAATCCTAGATTCATTGTCGAATGGATTCAAGATTAGAAGTTCCGATGCAATAGGAAATACTACATCAAATACCTACATTTTTGCCGCCTTCGCCGAATCACCCTTCAAATACGCCAGAGCAAGATAGGAGACTATATGTGGATCACATCTGACAATCAAATCATCTCAACTCCCATAGGGATAACCATCAACGGAATCCAGCACCCGCAGACCATTTTCTATCTTTGGAACAAGGGCGAGTTGGCCTCCGTTGGAATCAAATACTATTACCCAGCCACCTGCCCAGATGGGCATCGTGTGACTGGGGCCTACACGGAGGAGATTGACGGAGAGGTGTATGAGAGATTCACAACCGAACCGATTCCACAACAACCTATTAAGGAGAATGTATGACGCTTTCTGACATGGCATCCTTCATCTGCGGGAAGGTCGGGAAGACCGACTCCGATTCGCTTGCCAAGTGCAAGGAGTTTATCGCCCGCCGTTACGAGCTAATTTGGTCTAGCCAGCTTTGGCGGGACACACTCACTACGTCCTCCCAAAGCGTTCCTGCGGATACCCAAGACGTTACTCTTAGCGACACCTCTATTGATCAAATAGTGGCGGTTAGGTGGAGCGACACCACTCTCGGCCCCGTGGCCCATGAGGCTGTGTTTGCGATTGATCCGACTCTCTTCGATAACTCAGGTACGCCTATGGCCTTCATCACCCTTCCGAAAACCACGGCTGGGGTATGCAGGGTCAGGCTTGTTCAGAAGCCCAAGGAGACAAAAACTCTTACAGTATTGGGCAAACTCAAGCTTCGTGTGATTGATTCATCCTCGCAGTTTCAAACTCGCAACTTAACTCAGGACGGGGATCAGCCAGCCATCTATAATATAGACAACGCCCTCCTGTCATTTGCCGAAGCAGATATGCTGGCCCGTGACCGCCAGTATGCAAAATCCCAGCTAATGATGCAGGATGGCGTGGCCCAAGTGAAGGTGGCGACTAATGTGGAGCAGAGCCAAGCGGCCAACAATCTCCAGTTGAATGTGGTCGATTCAGGCGAGTGGAGCAGGGATGACTGGGATACGGCAGTTGGGGATGGATATAGGCCTAGCTTCTTGGGACTTGGATAATGCCAGTCTTAAACGTAGAGAGTCTTGACGATCCGTTGCTATTTGACGCAACGGGTTCCTTCTCCGGTGGGATGGATTCCATTTCCGCCCCACGACTGCTTTCGGAATTTGCCTCAGCAGAGCTTATCAATGTGGATATTGACCGGACGGGTACTGCCATCACAAGAAAAGGAACAACATCGCTATCTTCAACGGCCCTGCCTGAAGGTACTGCCTATGTGCAGGGCATGGCCTTCTTTAATACACTCACTTACGATCAAATGGTTGTAGCCAAGAACCGGAAGATTTATTACTTTCAGTCTGGGGCAGGAACAGGATCGTGGGTTCAAGATGGCTCTTCCTATCTGACAAGTTCTGCTTCCGATGAGGTTCACTTTGCCCAACTGGAGGACAAGCTGTTCTTCACGGACGGAACCTCATCGCTGAAATATTTCAACGGATCATCAGTCCAGTCAATCAACGCAAGTTCTGGGGCTCCCGCCTCGCCCAAGTTGATTGCCTCTCACACCAACAGGCTATTTGTTGTTCCAAGCGGAGAACCCGATGCCATCTATGTTTCGGATCTTCTGAGCGCAGAGGGCTCCGCAAGCTGGAGCGTTGTCCAATCCATCAGGATCGGAGGAGACGGCGATCCCATCACGGCAATTTTCCCTTGGACTGGGTTCCGTCTCTTGGCCTTCAAGCGCACAGCCACCTATGTGATCAACGCCGACCCGACCCAGACCATCGCCAACTGGGAGATTCAGACGATTGACAAGAGCGTGGGGTGCGTTGCCCCACGCTCCTTGGCTCAGGTCGGGGCTGATGTCTATTGGCTGGCCTTGGATGGCGTAAGAAGCCTCCGCAGAACCTTGGCCGGAACTGAGCAGGAAATCAGCGAGCCACTATCCAAGCCGATTGATTCAATTATCCATGATATCAATCTGGAGCATATTCAGAAGTCGGCTGGATTTTACTATCTAAACCGATACATCCTGTCTGTTCCTGTCGGAACATCACAAAACCCGAATGTCTCCATAGTCTTTAACACGGACTTCAAAACTTGGAGCGGAAAATGGACTGGTTTTGCTGGAACCTGTTTTGCGAGATATACCAGATCCCCCAATGACGATATGTGCCTTGGGACAAGCAATGGGAAAGTTCTTCGGTGGCGTGGGAATGTGGCGGAAAAGGATGAGGTTGACAATGACTACAAGGATGACGGATCAAGCATTCCCACAACCATTCTAAGCAGGGAATTTACATTCAGGGATGTGGTCAGCCTTAAGAGCTTATATGGGATTGAACTTGAGTTCTATGGATCTTCAACCACCTGCAATGTCCAGTTAATCCCAGACGGAGGATCAGCCGAGACTGTATTTACCGGAATCTCAACATCCAATAATCAGCTTCTTGTTCCGTTTGTTCTAAATACTAGCGCAGTCTTGGGCTCGCTTGGAACCAAGCGCAGGGGCAGGGACTTGAGCGGAAGGGCTCCAATAAGGGGTGTTCAGGTTAAAATTACATCTGATTCTGGGAAGCTGGCCCTTCGTTCCTTGGTTCTTTCATCGTTCATTGAATCCTACCGCCCGCAGGTTTTATGACCATCACAGCCTCCCAAGCCGCCGAGTGGATTGCCCCACGCATGAAGGGATGGGAAGACATCACCCATACCACCAATGTTTTGCAATGGTATATGAACAATAAGCTTTGCGGGATTGTAACTGAGAATGGGGAGATTAGGGGCGTGGCTTGCGTAAGATTCCTAGAGCAGGCGGAGGACGGCCTCATTCCATATAAGCACGAGCCCAGCGGGCGAGTGACTTGGGTAGAGCTTGTGGTGTCGGAGGCTGGCGGAGCCGTGGCCAGCCTATTTCGTCTTCTTTGGGATAGATATGGAAAGCGGCCTTATGTGGCCTACCAGAGAGGGCTAAAGAACGGAAGGATAAGGACTTATCCGGTCAAAATGTTTGAGAAGATGAATGTCTTGTCAGAGGGCAAGATGGAATTACATGGAGGATCTAAGCAATGTTCCTAGAGCAACGACTTTCTAACCCCAAGCAGGCCCATGGTTTTACGGGCTTATTTTGGATTTCTAACGTCAGATACGGCGGATCTCCGCCTTCCCCGCCACCGCCCCCGCCTCCACCCGAACCCCCCAATTATGCGGCGGCTAATGCGGCGGCAGTTGAGGCGGACATTCGCTCGCTCCCTGCCCGCAAGCAGGTGGAGAACCTCGCCAAGCTGGGCGGGGCTGGCACAGTCCAAGTTCCCAAATACGACAAGGACGGAACCCTTACTGGCTATGATGCGGTGGATGTGGATTTTCGGGGCAAGTCGGATGTCGATATCGCAAGGGAGTTTGCCAAGTTTCAGCGGGAAGAGGCTGATCTTAATGCGGCAACCCAGCTTGACCTAAACAAGAAGTATGCCTCTGAATATACCTCGGAGGCCAAACGTCAGCTTCGTGAGCTAGACCCAGAGGGAGTTGCCCTGCGTGAACAGCTTGGGAAAAGTCTAGCCACAGAGCTTTCCGCCGGAACTGGCCTGACCCCCGATGAGGAGCGGCAGGTAACGCAATCGGTGAGAGGAGCGCAAGTGGCCCGTGGAAATATCTACGGAGGGGCTCCGATTGCCCAAGAAGCTATTGCCCGTTATGGGGCGGGAGTCCAACGCCAACAGCAGAGGATGGCCAATGTCCAATCCTATCTAGGCCTGAACCCGATTGTTCAGCAGGCCGGAGGATTGTCGGCCCTTCAACAGGGGGCGGCTCCCTATAACCCAACCCCGATCCCGCAGGGTGTGAACATCAATCCCTCGGCGGGGCAGATCGGAACCAATTTTGCTCTTGGCATATATGGAAACCAGACAAGCCAATACAACGCTTTGCTCGATTACAATGCCTCAACATACGCATCCCAAATGAGCTATGCCGCCTCCAGACCCACGGCAGTCAGCTACATCTCGGCCCTCGGCGGGCTGATCTAAGGAGAACACTATGGCCGCTTTATTCCAACTGCTTGACTATATGGATCGGCAAAAGCAACGGGAACTGGATCGCCAGTTTACGGAAGTAAAGATGGAGGCATATCGCAGGAGCCAGAATGCCGCCGCAGTTCAGGAGGGTAAGGCGATGGCCCTGCGGGATAATCTTACCCAGACAGCCAAGGATATCGAAGCGGCTGATATGGATGCACAGAGAACCCAAAAGCAATGGTTTGAGGCCAGACAGAAGGGGATGTTGAGCGCAGAACAGAACGAGCTTTACAGAAATGCTTACGCCAATGCACAAGCCAATGTGGAGATGCAAAAGAGTAAATACAGGGTTTTGACGATGGAAAAGGGCCACATGGACGGAACATTGGATAAAACCATCGCCAAGGCAACAGAGCCAATGTTCGGAAGAATTTTTGATCCTAAGAAAGATCCCTACGATCAGATTCAGGAGGAGCGCAGGAGCAAAACCAAGGATGAGGCCACGGGAACCGAGACTGAGGTTATCCAGAAAGGGCCAGCCACATCATTTGCAGGTGGAAATGCCTATGCCCCACAAGGCGATGAGGACACATTCACGGCACCAGCCACGATTGGAGGCCTGCTTGGCTATACTCCGCAGGGATTTGAGCCGGAGGAAACGCCAGAGTTTTCCTATAAGCCAGTTCGCAACCAAGGCGGAATCACCGAAGAGGCCGATGTCGCCGGAGCCACGGAGGTTGACCCAACCTCAACCCAACCCAATCCCAATCCGGTTGCCGCCATGACACCTCAGTCCGTAACTGGGCCAGTAAGACAAAATGGCGTTGTTCGGGTTCGCAACAAGGCCACGGGCCAAACCGGATCAATGCCCATTGGCAACGCCAACAAGGCGGTTGAGTCCGGCGAATACGAGATCATCCAGTAATCCAGATGGCAGAGGACTTCGGCTTCGTTCCCGATCCTCCCAAAAAGAAGGAAAAGGAAGACTTTGGGTTTATCCCCGATGATCCGGCATCCCAGACCAAGCTGGAATATGTGGAGCAGGGTGGAAAGCCAGAAGATGTTTATAGCCCAGAGCGGGCTAAGATTCTTATAGAGCAGGGGCCGGAAGCCCTCATTGCCAAACCTCCGCTTAAGCGTGGAGATGGCTCCATTGCTGGCCCAACGCTTCCAACGGAAGAAGCCCTAGCCAAAGGCCTGATTGAGAAGAGGGCCGAGCCTGCCGTGAAGAAAGCCCTCGAAGAGGGCGTAGATACAGTTTCCTCCGGCTATGATCAGGAGAAGGGCGTGGGGTTTGCCGTTGGTAGGAACAAGGATGGTAAGGTTGTTAGGGTTGAGAAGGAGCCTGATAATTTCGGATTTGTTCCTGATGAACCTAAAAAGAAGGTAGAGGATTTCGGATTTATTCCAGATGAGCCGAAACAACAATCAGATGATCCTTCATTCCTAGGAGCCCTTGGCCGTGGGGCGATTAGGTCAGCTTTCCCGACAGCCGCAGGTATCGCCGGAGGAGCCGCCACAGGAGCCGCAATCGGAGCGGTTGCAACTGGGCCAGCGGCGGTGGTTGGTGCGCCCATTGGTGGGTTGCTTGGAGGACTGTTATTTGCCTTCGGGGCAGAAAAGCTTCAGGACTATTCAATAGATAAGATTGTTTCGCCTGAAACCAAGAAGGCGATTGACGAGCAGTTTGCCAAGGATGCCGAGAAACAGCCAGTAGCCTCATTCGCTGGACAGGTTGCCCCATCCTTTGCCCTCTTCCGCCCAAGCCCAAGCAACCTCGCAAAGGCAGGATCTTTCGCAAAACAGATTCTATCAGGCCAAGTGACAAAGGAGGCCTTGGAAACTCCTGCCGTCAGGGAGCAGGCATCCAATCTTTTGAATGTGGCTTTTGGGGCCGGAACCCAGACTGGCTTGGAGGCCTATGGGCAGTTCGAGCGGGGCGAGTTTGACCCGCTAAGACTTGGGGCAAGCGTGGTGATTGGAGCCCTGCAAACGGAGCCCACAAGACTTGGGAAAGCCACCATCACGGAACCGATGGCTAGGATGGAGGAGGCAATGCGGGCAAGGAAGGTAACTCCTCAAGACGCTCAAAGTGCTGACATGGCCGAACCCAAGGCCCAACAGGACGTAGCCACAACCGAGCCACAGGCTCAGGAGCAAGCTCAACCAGAAGATCCGTTTGGATTAACCGATGATCGTACAGAAATTGCAACCCAGAAGGGTTTCGCAAATCCAGAACAGAAAAAAAATCCAAGCGACTTTTTAGTTAAGGAAGATGACATGGTTAGCCCAGAGGTTTTAGGTGATCGCCAGCCTGATGTGATTGATTATATCAGGGAGCTTGGCGGCATCCTGCCAAAGGGAAGGGCTCAGGCGGAAAAGAATTTGAGGCTTTATGGCAATAGGAGTGGGTCATCCATTAAGAGGCTTCAGGAAGCTGGGTCTATACCAGAGTATGATGGAGCAACAAATATCAATGCAGGATATAGGAAAGAGATCGCCGGAACGATTGCTCCAGATGAAATGGCCCAAATGTTGCTTGATAATTATGGGATTGGGGATGGATCGGTGGATAGCCTGTGGGGATCTATTTCAAAGGCAATCGAAACTAGGAACAAGAACAGGCGTTCTCTCCAAGATTTCAGGAAGGCCGGAAGACAGGAAAAGGCTTTTGTTGGAAATGTCCTTAAGCCAAAGAATCAAAACAAGGAGTCAGTCACGGCTGGCCAGTTTTACAAGGGGGACAAGTTTGTTGCCGGAGGAGAAGATTTCAGGGTTTCGGATATCAGCCCAGACACGGGTGCGGTAACTCTCACCGATGGGGACAAATATGGAACCCAGACTGTAAGGCCAGACACATCCTTATTTACAGACACAAAGCCAGTACCTCCAAATGCCAAGCAGTCCACGCCTCCATCAGAGCCACCTCCTCCAGCCAGACCCCCGACACAACCCACCCCTGAACCACAACCAACACCGGAACAACGCCCAACAATCCGCCAGAGATTAAAAACCGGACTTGATAACTTCCGGCGCATATTCCAAGACAAGTTTGTTGACATTGAGAACCTTCAGAAACGCATTGAAAAAGGAAAGTTCGGCCTGCCGGATGCGGTTAATATAAAGCAATCAGAGGAACTCTTTCATGGAAGAGTTGGGGAGAGGCTTACAAGCTTTGAAGAGGGCCAAGTTAGGCCGATCATCGAAGACCTGCGGAATACTGGAATAGATCCGGCCACCTTCGAGAAATATGCGATTGCCAAACACGCAAGAGAACGAAATGCGGTCATAGCTGGTCGTAACCCAAATATGCCTGACGGAGGTAGCGGGATGACAAATGCAGAGGCCGAAAGGCTTCTTGCCGGAGGAATCCCGCTGGATGTTCAGGCAAAGCTTGAGCCAGTCCGGCAGAAGCTTCTGGATATCAATCGCTCGACAATCAACAACCTTTTGGAAGGCGGGCTTATTAGCGCAGAAACGCATGACCTCCTGACCAAGCGATACAAGGATTATGTTCCCCTGCGAGGAACAAAGAACAGGGGTGTGGAGGGCGGTACTGAATTTGAGGCCGCAAGGATAACTGGAACTGGGAGCGGGCTAGATGTCAGGGGAAGGGACATCATAAGGGCTGGTGGTCGTGAAAGCATGGCCAACGATATTCTTGCCTATGCGGTATCGCAAAACATGGATTCTATTGTGCGCTCAGAGAAAAACAGGGTTCTCCAGACTGCGGCTAGGTTTGCTGAATCCTTTAAGGATAACGGAGTTATAGAAAAGATTGAGGCATCCGATAAAATAAATGCGAATGATCCAGATATCATTGCCTACAAGGAGAACGGGGAAACCAAGTACCTCCGCATCAACGACCCTAGGTTGGCCGATGTGATGAAGAACAGGGCAAGCCCCGTGCTTGGTTCTGTGATTGAAAGGCTTGGATCACTTAATCGCTATTTTGCCCTTATCAATACGCAGGCTTCGCCGGAGTTTGTCGTTTCCAACTTTGCAAGGGATCTCCAAACAGCCTTGGTCAATATCAACTCCGATCAGGCCCAAGGCCTAGCAAGGGGATTGGTGAAGAACATTGCACCAGCCCTGAAGGCAACTTACAGGGCCGAGCTTGGCAAGCCCGATCTCGGAGGTCGCATGGATGTCTTCTATCGGCAATTCAGGGCCGCTGGTGGAAAGATGACTTTCTTTGGATTAAAAGACTTCCAAACACTCCAGAAACAGATTCAATCCAAGCTGGCAGGAGGTGGTAGCAATGCTGGAGCAAGGGTGTTTAGGCTTGTCCTAGATAGGGTTGGTCAGCTTAACAGCGCAGTTGAGAACGCCACCCGTCTTGCCACCTTTGCCACCCTCAAGGAGCGGGGATATACCGACCAGCAGGCCGCCTATGCGGCTCGCAACATTACTGTAAATTTCACACGCAAGGGAACGGCAGGCTCCCTGATGAACGCCTTTTATCTATTCTTTAACGCCAACATTCAGGGCTCGGCTCGAATTATCCAAGCCCTCGCCACAAGCAAGAAGGTTCAGAAAATTGCCTTGGGGGCTATGACCTTTGGATTCTTTAGGGATATGGTGAACAGGATTGTAGGCGGAGAGGATGAAACAGGAATGCCGATCTACGATAAGATTCCAGAATACCAGCGCAGGCAGAACATTATTGTAATGAATCCATTTTCCGAGGAGATGGGAATCCCATACTTCAAGGTTCCAATGCCCTATGGCTATTCAGTATTTGATTATGCGGGACAGCTTGTGGCCGACACGATGCCAAGTGATATTTATGGTGGAGGAAAGAAGCCGATGGACTCAGCCGTTAATCTAACCCTAGCGGCCATCGACAACTTTAACCCACTTGGCGGATCTTACTCTCTCCTGCAAGCCATCGCACCGACTATCACCACTCCATTCGTTGACTCTGCCCTAAATCAGGATTTTTCAGGAAGGCCGATCATGCCTACCCCAAATCCATTTGATCCAGTACCTCCGCCAGATTCCCAGCGTTATTGGAATAATGTGAATCCGGCGAGCAAGTGGGTTGCGGAAAGGCTCAACGAGCTAACTGGGGGATCTAAAGTGAGGGCTGGATATATTGATGTAAGCCCAGAGACTCTCGACTATGGATACGAGTTCCTTACTGGCGCAGTTGGTAAATTCGGAGAGCGGGTGATGATGGCCCCGATTAGGGCGGCTAGGGTTGCGGCTGGTCAGGAAGATGTGACTGACCTTATCGGTGAAATTCCAATGGCTCGCAAGGTTACTGGGAGCGTTCCAAGTTTTGTGGATGTGAAGCGTTATCAGGATATGCGAACCGAGATCCTGACGGTTGACAGGGAACTCAAGCTGGCAAGGAAAGCTGGTGATACCGAGAGGGCTAGGGAGATCGTTCAGGACGCAAAGCCGGAACTCCGCTTGGTTAATATGATCAAGGCCACGGAACAGGATTTAAAGGAACTTCGTTCCCAAAGGCGCAGGCTTCAGGAGTTGGACAAGAGCAGGACTAATCCTGCCATTCAGAAACGACTGGATGCCAACAGAGAGAGGCAGAAGGCACTGATGATTAGGGCGTTGAAGCTATACAATTCCTCCATTGACGAGAAGATGTAAGAAGGCTACACAAGTAGCCAATGGAACCCATCCATCTTGAGACTAAGCAATCGTCAAATCGGGGCCGTGGGTGTGTCGAGGGTGGCTTCTGCCCTGCTTCGGTTGGGTTATTCGGTGCTGGCTCCGCTGGAGGATTTTGCAGGCTATGACCTCGTTGCCGAAAAGGGCGGAAAATTTATCCGCATCCAAGTCAAAACCTCGGAGAAGCGGGATGGGAATAGAAACAGGTACGGGTTTATGACCTCTAGGGGATGCGCTGGAAAGGAAGTCTATAAGTCTGGCGTGGATGCCTTTGTCCTGTGGGGCATGGATGAGGATCTCTTCTGGATTGCAAGGCCAAAGGATTGCCTTGGCAAGAACTCGAAGCGCAATGCAAAGACTGGTTCAAGCTGGAGGATCTTGGCTGATCTATGAGCATGACGATGAGCGTGGGAAGCGGAACCCTTGTTACTGGCTATCAGGCCGAACAGGCGGAGCCTGAGCATCTCAAGCATACGAAGGTATGCGATGCCTTCACGATCCCCAATTCCTTCACGCCGGACGAATGCGAGCGGATCATCGAGATAGGCTTGGCGAATGAGGTTTTGTCCGGCCTTGGGATGAGCGATGACGGCAAGTTTAAGAAGGATGCCGGAAGGAAATGTTCTTTAAGTTGGGTGGGCAGGTATGATCAAACGGACTGGATCTTCCAGCGTCTTGAGAATCTGCTGGCTTACGCCGCAAGGGTATATGGGTTCGCCCTCTGCCCATCCAACCGATTTCAGTTCACGATTTACAAAGGGAGTCCGCTGAAGCCCCAGTTCTACGGATGGCACTTCGACAACGCCGCAGGCGGGGATCGGCGCAAGATCGCCATCTCGGTCAATCTCTCATCGCCCAAGGCTTATGTTGGCGGAAGGCTCAAGATCCGTTGCCACAAATGGAACGGATGGGATAGGGCAACGGAGCAGGGCTCCGCCACCATGTTCCCGTGTTATCTTAAACACATGGCCTCGCCTGTCTGGTGGGGTACTCGATATAGCTTGGTATTCTGGCCAACTGGCCCAAACAACGGAGGACTGGTATGAGCCGAGGAGTAAGCGAAGGACTGGCGAGGGGGCTGAATTGGTTCAAGAGCGTGGTGGGGCAAACGCTTGTGGAGGAGCCCAAGAAGCCTGAGCCAAAGCCGGAGGAGCCGCAGACTGAGGCCAAGCCAACCAAGGAGAAGCCCAACTACACCACCTATCACGGCTGGCTCCCGCCGGAGGAGCTTGTGGGGAAGATCGTCAATTTCGAGATTGGCTCAATCCGCTACTACAACCGCTACCTGACAACCCCCCTTGAGCCCCTGAACGAGGCAAGTGGCTTAACCATCGGCGTTGGCTACGATCTTGGCTACTACACGCCGGATGAGATTAAGAACGATTGGCAGGGATTCCTTTCCAAGGAGGATATCCAAAAGCTTTGCAAGGTGAGCGGGCTTCGTGGCTGGACGGCGAAGCAGGCCCATAGGGATGTGGTGGGCGTGGTGATCCCTTACGAGGTGGCCTTGAAGCAGTTTATGAAGGTTACGCTTCCTCGCTGGATTATGAAGACCTACCAAACCTTCCCAAACTTCGATAACCTGAATGCCAATCAAAAGACGGCCTTGGTGAGCCTTGTTTTTAACAGGGGATCGGCCCTTCGGGGCAAGGGAAGGGAAGAAATGCAGGCCATCTACGATAACCTTTCCAGAGGCAATGTGAGGCCAGTGGCTGGCCTGATTAAGGCAATGGCAAACAGGAGCCCGCTCAAGGGAGTCCAGAAGCGCAGGGTTGAAGAGGCTGAATTGTTCGCAAGTTAAGCCCGACAAAAACTAAACAGCAGTTTTGTAACTTGTTGGTTTTTCGGTGTAAGTCATTATTTAGGAGTAGTTTGCGAATAGCTTGTAAGTGCTTGTTACACGGAATGGTCAGAGAGAAACAGGCTCTTTATCTGTAATAAGTGTTGCTTGTGGTGGTATAATTTTGTCGTTTTTAACCCCAAAACCCGACAAAACCTCGACATTCCCAACTTGGGTCAATTTGTCCAAGAGCTTTGACTTGGAGGCATGGGCATACTCCTTGTGAACAGCCTGTGAATGACCAATGATCGCACAGGCCAGACGCTCCTCCACCCCCATGTCATAGAGCCGTGAGGCCAAGGTGTGCCGGAGCCAATGGAAAGTGGCGTTGGGGACTCCGGCCTCCTTGGCGGCGGCTTGAAAATAATAGGCGAGCTTCTGTTTGTTCACCTTGTCGTTAGGGAAGGCATCTTCCGGCAGATCCTTGAGGTACTCGGCAAGGATCGGGCTCATTACTTTCTCCATGATCACCCCGCCCCGCTTAATGTCTTTTATCCTGATGTGCGGAACAACCTTTCCGTTGAACTCTTTTTCGTCAAAGAAGAGGTTGTCCTTCCTGACTTGGATGGCCTCCGAGATTCTGGCCCCAGTCCAAACCCCGATCATGGCGCAGGTGAGCGGCCACTTCTTTTTATAGGACTTCAGTAGGGAGAAGATCCGATCTTGTTCCTCGTAAGACAAAGCCCTCCGCTCAAGACGGGGCTCCATGTCGCCCTTAAGTTTCTTCTTGTTAAACTTGTGGAATAGCTGGGCCTTGGAATACCCCTTCTTTACACAGAAATCCCAGAAGGAGGCGCAGGAGGCAAAGACCGTGAGCTTGGTTTGATAAGCCATCTCATGCTGATTGAGCCTTCCGATGACATTTAGGACATCACCCTCATTTACATGGGCCACCATCTTCTTGAAGAACTCCTCCCCCAAGGTGCGGGGGACAAAAGCCTGCCTATATTTCCAAGTTCCCTCCTTAGATATCTTCGCATCCTCCTTGCTCCATTCTAGGAAGGCCTCCGAAACCAAGAGCTTTGGGATATATTCTTCCCCCGTCTTAAAACACTTTAGCTTTTCCTGAATATCAGCGAGGAGCCTGTTCACCTCCGGCGGTGGATTGTTGCCCTCGGCTTTGACATGGGTGGATTTCTGCATCCATCGGCCATTCTCGTTCCAGCCGATGTGCCACCAGTTCCCCCTCCGAATGGCCTTGCCTGAAATCATTGGACGTATTTTTGGAGATCCCGCCCACGAAGGATGATGTCGGGGGTATGGGTGTGGCCGATGCGGATCTGGTTATAGACCGCATCAATGGCCTCAATCACGATCCGGTTGGCGGAGTAGTTGAGGCATTTCCTCAACCAAGTCAGCCTTTCACGGGTTTCTTTTGGGGCCTTGAATCCAATCGAATCGGCGAGGATCTCAACATTGGGATTCTTGGGAGCCCTGAATCTAATCCCATCGGCGGAGGATATCTTTTCTTTTTTGGGTTCGTTCATGGAATGACTCTAAGTTTGCAGTCAATCACAGACAAGCCTTAAAAAGACTTATTAACAACACTAATAGTATTGAGTCTTGTCTCTAATAAATGGAATACTCTAAAAGTTTATCCTTGTGGGTATAGAGCCCAATCGGTAGTAAGCCTCCACACGCCATGAACCCCACCGAAGCGACAGCCAAAACCACCAAGATGAGGGCGGGAAATGACCAATGGTGGAACATAAATGATGTCGCAAATTTCCTAGGGATCAAGCCTGCCTCCGCCCGTCATTGGATGTGGAAGATGAAGGTCAAGAGGTCGGCGGCGAACTACCGCCTAACCCATCGCTCTTGGGTGGAGCAGGCCTTGGACAGAAAAGCAAAAAAAAGAACCCGTGGGACTGAATCTGTCCTAACTACCCCGCTAGATTTGCCTGATGAAACCACAACTCAACTCAACCAAGGAGAACCCAATGAACAACCAACCAACCCTTAAAACCGTCAACTTTAGGGGCAAGGAATACAATCTGGTGGAGAGCCGGATTGCCATCTTCAACCACAATAACCCAAGGGGGGCGATCAAGACCCGCATTGTGGGTGATTGGAGGGACTGGGTTTGCTTTGAGGCCACGGCGATTCCAGACACCGACAAGCCGGAGCGGTGTTTTACTGGGCATTCCCAAGCCAAGTGGGAGGGCAACATCAACAAAGCCGCCGCAATGGAAAACTGCGAGACTTCCGCCATCGGGCGGGCGTTGGCCGCAATGGGACTTGGGGGCGGAGCTTCGTATGATGAGATGGTAAAATGCGGGGCGACCCAAGAGGAGCAGGCTTCCGCTCCGATGGAAGTTCTTTTGGATACCAAGATCACCCTACCGAAGGCGGTTGAGATGCTGGAGAGGTGGCTGGTTGAGAATCCCAACCACAACGGCAACGATGTCGTGGAGTTTCTGGCCTCGACCAAGAAGTTCAAGTTTGACCGAGAGGAAGTGGCCGGAGATCCGGTCAATCTTCCTTCCGAGGTGCTGATCGAACTGGCCTCCAAGCTCGAAAAGCTGGCTCCTTCCCTTGTGAAATTTAAGTCTAAGAAGGCTTAGTAGCCTAAAAAGGATATATGCCAAAGAAGAAGACTCAGGAAATTTCCAGTCACCTCAAGAAGAGGCTGGATGGATATGGATTAACCTTACCCCTAAAGGAACATAAGATAGTCAAACTGGATCTGGATGAGCCCCATCAGAAATACTTCCTTAAATGTGGGACGGAAGTGGATGGGACTACCAGAGCCTTGAGATATATTCCCAAGGATGCCCTGATTGGCTGGGCCTATAAGCTGGGTAAGCAGGGTAAGGACATGAATGCGGAAAAGGGCAATGCGGCCAAGATCGGAACCATTGCCCACTTCCTCATTCAATGTGATTTATTGGGCTGGGAGCCGGATCTTTCGGCCTGCGATGGCATCTTGGTTCGCTCTGCCCAGATAGCCTTTAAGGCCTATCGGGAATGGTTCTCCAAGGCTGGGCTACGCCCATTGGCGGTGGAGGCCCAGCTTGTTTCCCATTGCTATCGCTTCGGGGGGACGATTGACCTTGTAGGCATTGACCAGCATGAGGAACTAACGCTGGTCGATTTTAAGACTTCGGGAGGGCTATGGCAGGATTACCTGTTTCAGGTGGCCGCTTATGCAAACCTGTGGGAGGAGAACTTCCGCAGGCTCCCGATCCAACGCCTGCTCCTTGTCCGGCTGGACAAGGAAACGGGTGAACATGAAACCAAAGGCCTGACGGAGTGGAAGCGACATTGGGAAGTCTATGTCGCCCTGCTTCGTCTCGCAAAACGAGTAAAGGACATTTCGGGCAAGTAGCGTCTAACAAGACTATACAAACCGAAGTGATTAAATAACAATGCCATACGAACCTAGAGAGGGATCAGGAGTCCTGTTCCCAGAACGAGACAAGAAAAGCGAGAAGGCCCCCGATTTCAAGGGGAACCTGCTCATCGGCGGAAAGGCAATCCGCATTGCCGGATGGAAGAAGAACGGAAAGAAGGGCCCGTTCATCTCCCTATCGGTGGACAACAGACCCAAGAACCCATCAACCGACAAGGTATCCGAGTCGGACGATGACTTGGGTTTCTAAGGACTGAGTGAAACTGAAGGGGCATAGAGCCGTTGGATGACTACGGACGAGTTCATTGAACACCCTTCTTTTTCACAAATGAAAAACCATGAAACCACGGGAAAAATTCCTGCAACTCTGGAGAGCAAATGACGGGCCTGAACTACAAGAGGAATACAAGTTCCATCCCAAGCGGAGGTGGAAGGCGGATTTCCGTTACGAGAGCCCGCATGGCCCTGTGCAAATTGAAATCGAGGGAGGGATATGGTTGGGAAGATTTGCCCGTCATACCAACCCTGCGGGCTACTGGCGGGATTGCGAAAAGTACAACGAGGCTTGTCTCATGGGAATCAAGGTCGTGCGGCTCGCTGGGCCTCTAATCAACCATGACTATATACGAAGACTTTCTGGATGGATACGAGGACGAGACGAATCTCCCGACCTCGGAATGGTCGCCACGCCCCTTCGGAAAAAACAATCGGCCAAAGGTGGGAATCGGAGGGCATCCCGATGAAAGCAAATACACAAGGGCAATGGCGAAAGAGGACAAGAACAAGCTGGAAGCGTTTCTCGCCAAGCGTGGTCTTGCGAGCAAGGGATACAATGACTGGTACTGGGACGCTAGAGCGGGTTTTGTCAGGGGCCGAAGGTCTAATAAGCCGCAACAGGATATGGGGAATCAGGAGCGAGTCGGCTCTGGAAGAAATCATCTGCGTCCTGAAGGAAACAAGAAAAAGGCTAAGGGCTCCGGCCATCTACATCAGCGGCCCCATGACCGGACTGCCAAACCTAAACATGGCGGCGTTCAATGAGGCGGAGGAGAAACTCCGTAAGGCGGGATGGTCTGATATCCGCAATCCCGCTCGGCTCGCTGTCAACGAGTACGAAAACCTGCCACGAAGCCTCTATCTACGTTCGGATCTTCGACAGTTACTCGACTGCCAAGCGATTTTACTTCTGCACGGATGGGAGAGATCCAAGGGGGCTCGTCTTGAGGCTCTCATTGCTGACGAGGTGGGTATTCGGAGGGTTTATGAAAAAGAAACAAAAAGAACAAACGACCATACGGAGCGTGTTAATCACGCCCTCCATCAAGCAATCCATAACCCGACACCTCAATGCTTGGGCCAAGGCAAAAAGTCTGGAGATCAAACAAGTTGAGAAGGTCGGATGAAATACATCACCCGAAGACTGGAGTGGATGGACGATATTTTGAGGGATGCGTCCAAGAAGCTGAAGGAATTGTGCCGTGGCTTGAATCATGCCGAGAACCACGGGTGCAAGGAGATCCGGCAACAGATCGAGTCCGCCCAGACCATTCTCACGGAGATCGTGCGTTGGCACAAAAAACATCAGGAGGAGCGAAAGAATGAAAACACTTGAGGAGTTACGAAGGGAGCTTTGCGAGGTGAAGGCCGAGATTGCCGGAAAGAAATATGAGAACGAGCGCATTCATTACGGATGGGTGGACGGACTTCTCTATGCAATGGAGGCAGATGAGAAGGACTTGAGGGAACGCTACTGGGAGGCACGGGACAACATAAACCAAGGCAGGGCTGACGATCTGGATCACGAATCAGGATTCAAGGATGCGATGGAGTTTGCCTTAGATGAAAAGATTCGTCCAGCTCCCGATTGGGTGCGGAAGGCCAATTATGAAGTCTGATATGGACAAGTTTTCCACGGGATCGGTCAGGGATAACCGCAATGGGAAGGGGAGATATGACCTGCTCCCGCCGGAGGGGATCGCCCTTCTTGCCCGCCACTTCGAGACGGGGGCTGTCAAGTATGGGGAGCGAAACTGGGAACTGGGTCAGCCTATCAGCCGGATCATGGACTCTGCCCTGCGCCACGCCTTTCAATTCATGGCTGGCCGAAAGGACGAGGATCATCTTTCGGCGGCTTGCTGGAACCTGATTGCGGCCATGACGATCAGGGAGAGGGTAAGGGCTGGAAAACTCCCGAAGGATCTGGAGGACATTGGATGAGCAACTGGGAGATTTTGGCGAGTCTGGCGATTGTCTATATTGCAATTCCGGCAGGCTTCACCTTGTTGGCCTTTGGCGTGGTATGGCTCATTTCGAGGATCACCCGATGAGGATGGTCAGTCCTGAGAGAACCCAAAAGTGGGGAGAGGTGGAGCTTAAGGCCGGAGACAGGTATGTGCTGGAGCCGAGGGGGGTTCCAGCCCTGCTCTCCAAGGTTGACGGGATGGCGAGCGTGGAGCCCGTTGTCCTTCCGCCCTACTACCCAAACGAGGATTACAATCACAAGACCCTGACCATTCTGAGGGCCGGAGGAATCGGGGATATCCTGATGCTGACCCCGCTTCTCAGGGCCATGAATGACAAATGGCCGGAGGCTCATCTTGAGGTTTGTTGCGGGAGCCGGAGCAAGTTTGCTTTGCCTTCCTTCGTTGACTGGCTTCCTTACCCAGCCAACGCAAAGGAGCTTCTGGAGAGGGACAGCGTTCTCAATCTCACCGATGTCATTGAAACGGAGTTTGAGAAGCATGGCGTTCATGCCTTTGGTGAGGTGGCTGGATTCAATAATCTTCCGCTCAAGCTGATCTACGAGCCGGATAGTTCCTTGGTTGGGGATTTAAGGATTCGATATCCAAGAAAGGCCAAGGCAAGGGTTGGGATTCAGTTAAAGGCCAGTTCCCCGATCCGCACCTATCCAAACATGAATGAGGTTATTTATCTCTTGGTTGCCAAAGAAATCGAGGTGGTTCTTTTTGCCGAACCCCACACGATCATCATAGACAGGCCTCATCCCTTAATCACAAACGCTTCCTCCGATGCCTTGGACATGGAAGACTCGGTGGCTCTGGCGAGCCTGTGCGATTGCCTGATAGCCCCAGACTCATCCTTCGTTCACTTCGGATGCGCCATGAATGTCCCGACCATAGGGCTTTATGGGAGCTTCTCCTATTCAATCAGGAGGACGGAAGGCCATCCCAATAATTATTTCATAGAGGCAAAGGGAGAATGCTCTCCCTGCAACCATCATGGACAAGGAGGGGAAGCTTGGCCAAGCCACGGGCCATGCAAGCGAAGCGGGTTTTGCAATGTATTGGCGGGAATCCCTGCTGAAAGAGTGGCGAGAAAGGCGATTCAAATATGCAAAGTATAGGGCCTGAACAATTCATAGAACTGATAATCGTCATCACGATTGGATTCATTGTTTTGGATTTGATCTGGGGGAAGGACGAATGAGCGAGCTACTTGAGCTTGTCTATCTTGGCTTTCGATACGGGATTATCGGGCTTATCTCAATCGTCACGATCATTGTTTTTGGCACGATCATCCAGATCCTTGTTTCAATGTTTCTTGTGTCTCCGATGGTGATAATCAATGCACTAAGGGATGCCTTAAACAAAAAGCCGGAGCCTCCCAAGTTTGATTATGGCGATTGGATGGACAAATGAGGGGCTTCATCTTGGGGCTGGCAAGCCTTGTCGGGATGCTTGTTGGAAGCCTGATTGTTTTGGTCTGGAGGAAGCGGGAATGACTGACAGGCCGGATCATACCAAGCCGATTCGTATCCTTTCAACGGGCGAGATCATTCCTTCCGGCAAGTGGACAGGCCGATACGAGGATGACGGGGATTATTGCGTTTATTACACAAGTAAGGACGGCCTTTGCTTCGGAACCCAATCCGAAGACTGCGAGATCGTTCAATGATGCTTCAGCTTAATCCTGAAATCTGGGTGATGACCCCGAAGGGCGAGGGGCTTGCGTTCCTTGTCACCGACTATGGGCTGGATCACAACAAGGTTTTCTCGGTTCTTCTCCAGAGCGGGGATGTTCTGGACTTTGACCTTAAAGATATCCGGCGTTGTGAGAACGCAACCTACGGATTGATCAGCCAACCCAAACCGCCGGAGCCACACTACCCATGAGCTTTAAGGGATACACGGAAACCGAAAGCTGGGTTCTTGAAATGGGATGGGAAGATATGACTCCAGAGCAAAAGTATGATTTTTGCGTTGAGTATCAGGTTAGTGGTGAACTGATTCATAATCTTGAATTAAAGCTAAAGGCCGAAGGCCTATGAGCCTGACCGCATTCTCCTCAACCACTTGGGGGCCGATTGAGAAGTCTATCCTATCCGCCCTTTGCCATGACTGGGCCGACAAGGGAAGAATCTTGGATGATCTCAAGCCATCCGACTTCTTCCTGACCGAGACCCAGAAGCTTTATTCCTATATCGCCTCCGAGATTGAGGCGGGTCGCCCAACTGATCCGGCCACGCTATCCGCAACTATGACGGATGGCGTTACAAGGAACCTGATTATAGAAATTTCCGGCACGCTCCCCTCCACGCCAACCCAGATTGATCGGCACATAGAAAAGCTGAAGGAGCTTTCCAGAGTCAGGACAATCACAAGGGCGTTGGAAGATGCTAAGGTTAAGCTGGAGCAGGGTGAGCCAAGCCTAGAGATTGCGAGCGGGCTTGAGAATGCAATGAAGGAGGTTGAGACGGATTCCCCTTCAGCCTGTATTACGATTGCCGAGTGTGCGGACAAGGCCTTGGAAGGAGTCAAAGCCGCCATCGAAAGGGGATGTCTCTATGCCGGAATCCCCTCCGGCATCCACAAGCTGGATCAGATTTGCGGGGGCTGGCAGGCGGGTCAACTGATTGGGATTGCCGCCAGAACAGGGGAGGGAAAGACAGCCCTTGCCCTTCAGCTTGCCCTCCATGCGGCAAGGTTTAGGTGGAACAAGGACACGAAAGACTGGGATGGCAAGGGGCATCCCGTGGTGCTGGTTGAGTTGGAGATGAGCGCAAGGGAGATCGGGCATCGGGCCATGTCCCATCTTGGAGGCCCGCCCATGTGGAAGATGCGGGACGGATCGAGCATGAATGACTTCGACAAGGCCAACCTGCATGAGGCGAGAGGCAGGCTGGATGACATCCCTTTCTTTGTGGATGATCCCCCCAGACTCAGGCTTTCAGAGCTTCGGGCGAGGGCTCGGCGGTGGAGGAAGAAGATTGGGATGGAACTTCTGATCGTGGACTTACTTGGCAAGGTTAGCTCGGATACCAAGGAGAAGGACAGGTGGCGGGAGGTGGCTCTTGTTAGTCACGGGCTAAAGGCTCTCGCCAAGGAACTAGGCATCCCCGTCATGGCGGTGTGTCAGTTGAATCGAGATTCCGTTGGGGATGGTGAGGCTGGGCTTCATCACTTGCGGGAATCCGGCGACATAGAGCAGGACTTGGATGTGGCGATTCTCCTGACGAAAAGAGAGGATGAATCGAGGAAGTTAAAGATAGCTAAGAATAGGAATGGCTTCCTTGGCTCCTTGGATTTGGCCTTCGATGGGGATCATCAGAGTTTCAAGGAGATACAGAGGGAGGCGAAATGAACCTAGACGCATTCGCCGACTGGCTTACCTCTCATCTTATGGATGGGCCGGAACTGGTGATGACTGAGCATGGGCCGATGAATATAACCAAGGCCCGCATCTTGGCGGACGAGGGGGAACTAACGCTTGTCCCTTTGCGTACTGGCAGTACGGGAATGAGGGAGATCAGGTTCAACACGCTTCTCTTTGACATCCTGACGGAGCGTGGCTTCAGGCTCGATCTAATCACCGGACAATATCACAATGAGACAACTCTACGAGACTCCGCAGGATCGGGAGAACAACGCAAGGCTGGCTGACGAGTTTGGCAGGGCCTTGGGGTTTGCTTTGGATATCGCCCCGAAGGCCTGCCTATTCGACTACTGGGTGCTTACCCCTATCGGCCAATATGGGATTGCCGAGATGAGGATTCGGGCCTGTGAAAAGGAGAAGCACGACACGCTTTTCTTCTCCGCCACAAAGTGGAGGCATCTGACGCAACTGGCCGAAAGGTTCAGGATTCCATTCTTTCTTGTGGTGAAGTGGACAAACGGACAGGGCTATTTCCTTTGGAGGGGGCAGAAGTTTGGAAAGACTTTCGGTGGACGAAGCCGGATGAACATGAGGGATTCCTACGATCAGGAGGAACTGATCCAGATCCCGATCACGGAGTTCCATCCCTTCCATAACAAATGAAGCTTCACCTCGAAGGCTTGGAGATCAGGACGGAGGCCGGAAACCCCATTGGCCCTAGGTTCATCATGGGAGGGAGGCCACCGCAATCAGGCTTCGGCCCATATAAAACAAAGGAGGAGGCCGAGGAGGCGATGGCTGAGTGGGAGGCCTACATCAACGAGAGACGGGAATCCAAGGACATGAGAAGGATTAAGGCCAACAAGAATGCAAGGATGGCATGATTGATCTTCATAAAATAGCTCGCCACATGGGGCTAAAGCCAAGCCTTGTCATGGAAATAGGGGTCAATGAGCCGGACAAATGCTCTCTATCGGGTTTTATTAAAGACGGAATAAGGGCGGTACTGGTGGAGCCTCTTCCTTGGTGTTCTGAAAACCTTCGTAAGGCCTTCCCAAATGCCGAGGTGATTGAGGCGGCTTGCGGGGAAAAGAATGGGGAGGTGGTGCTGTTCGACAGGGGAGAGGGGAGTTGGATCGAGGATGTGAAGGAGGGAGGTGCGCCAGACGAGCATCCAAGGCATTCTGGAATGAGAAGGGATGGGTTTGAAGAGAGATATCGCAGGCTCGTCAGGAGCATCCGATTCGACAGGGTGCTAGATCCCATGAGGCCGGACATCCTTGCCGTGGACATCGAGGGGGCGGAGTGGATGGTGGTCGGACAAATGAAACTCGCAAGGCCCAAGCTGATCCGGCTTGAACTTCACTTCACACACTCCGGCTACCGCAACCCAGACAGGGACAGGATTTTGGAAAGGCTCTCCGCTTTGGGCTATGAGATTCTGGTTGAGGACATAAGCGACTGCCTCCTAGCAAGGATTGACTGACAGGCACTTGGGATTACGGGCTAGTGGTAATGAAGAACAAACCGATCTGGAACAAACCCAACCCGAAAAAGGAATCCTCTCCGCTATCAGACAGGGCAAAGCAATGGGCCAAGAGCAGGGCGAAGGTGGCGGGAAGGCCTTATCCGAATGCGGTGGATAACATATCGGCGGCTAGGAAGTTTAAGATAGGCCTTTAGCACGCCCTCCGATAATCAGGCTTTGCCTGATTAGAGATCCGCCTTGCGGACCAAAGACCTAGTATGGGCCTCCGATGGCATTAAACTGAACATTCCCGTTATTGGGGCCAGTCAGGGGGATGTTGTAATAGATGCCGGACAGATCGGGCTGGCTTTGATAGCTATCCCTCACCACCACCCTATCCACATAGACAGGCCTATCCACCACAACCACCTCAGTCTCAGGTTCGGATCGACTGGATTGATAGGAGGCTCCGTAAGAGCCTGAGTAATACTTGCCCCGATACACCTCCATTGCGTAGTCATATTGGCGTTTCCTCTCTGCTTTGAAGTAGGCCGACCAAGCCTTTGTCTGGTCTTCCTTTGGAGTTGATGGACGAATGAATGTAAGGATTGCTGGTGCTATCCATAGAACAAGCAAGCCTACGACTATCAGCCAGCCTCTCCGCTTCATGCCTCCAATCCTCGTCTTTCGGCTCTGGCAATCCAGCCGGATTTGAAGCCATTCCTTTTTGCAAATAAGACTGATCCATGATCGCATTTGAAGGCCTTGGCTATTTCCGTGGGGCGGACTCCGGCTCGGTCAAGCTTCTCCCAAACCGCCCATCTCTCCGCCACAATCTCCTTCTTGCGGCTTTTGCTAGCCCTAAGAAGGTCTTTGCTCACCTCAAGGATTGGCCTCTCCACTATGTCTATCTTGATGTTCTTGGATTTGACCAAGTGATCGCTCACTTTTTCCAAGCTCAGTTGCTTCTGGCCCAAAAGGGATAGGCTCTCCTCTAGGCTCCTTACTTTCTTTTCCAACTGATCGAGGCGGTAGGTGGTCGAGATTTGGAAGGCGTTGTTCACTTGCTTGCCCCTCCAAGAGCAACCCTCGAAACCCTGCACACCTGCTCAAGGCTATATGACTCAACAATCTCCTTATCCTTGCGACAGATAACCTTGTCGCCCCGCCATCCGGCACGACAAAGGCAGATCATGGTGCGGTAGATGTCTCCAAAATTGGGAATGCCGTCCCCCCTCCAGACAACGAAGGGAACCCCTTCGGCTTTCATTTGGTAGATGTATTTTCTCATACTCGCTTTGCTCCTTTGGTTGCTGACGCAACCTAGTTGATTGTTGTCCTAGTCCTCCCGCATCGCAAGCCAAGCTCCGGCAAGGAGAAGGCAGGAGAAGAGGGGGATAGTCGCTCGGCAGATTGTATCCATAAGGGCTAGGCTCTCCGCTGTCATGGCCTCGCTCCTGTGCCTGCTTCGCAGGCTAGGGATAATTCAAGCTGTTTCCCATGCCCAGATAGATATCCTCGGCCTTGGCGTACAAATGTCCAAGGATCATCAACAGGATGACCGGAGAAGCCGGAGAACATGGAATATGCTGAATCCTTTCCCCTTCTACCTATGGCCTGATAGAACAGATCCTCCATAAGGTATTTTGTGAACTGGCCAGTAATTGTGTTATACCAGTAGCAACGCCAAAATCCTCCACGATTCCTGATCCTTCTTGTAACCATCAGCCAAGGGCTATTCTTGTAGGCCTTAAACTTATGACGGCTTTGGGCAATACTTGGCTTCTTCATTCCTCATCCTCCTTAATTCTCTCCGCAATCTGCTCGCAGAGATTGTTGAGTTGATCCCAAGGGGAGCCGGAGACGGCATCCAGTTCCTCGGCCAGCCTCTCCTTGAAGGCAAGGTGGCGGGGATCGTCCCAGCTTTCCGCTTTCAGTTCCTTATCGAGGAATTGGTTATGATCCTCCGGCGTGACGGCAAGAAGCGTCACGGAAGGAAAGTCTTCTTGGAGTTTGTTGAGCCTTTCAAAGAAGGCTTCGAGGGTTTGGTTGGGGGCGGAAGTCATCGGACTACCTCCAGTTCCTTTGCCATTCTCTCCATTACCTCAATCTGTCCTCTGACGAAGAAGGCATAGGCCATGTCTCCGTCTCTTGTGTTCATCATGGAGTCCTTTAGGAGGCCATCAGGATTTTCAATCCCATAACTAGCCAATACTTCCTTATGTTCCTTGAATTGCTTCTTCAGTTGCTTGAGGTTTGCTTTTATGTTCATTGGGTTCCTTTCTCTTTGTTTGGGTTAAGCCAGAGAGAGCTATCTCTCCGGCTTGAGGAGGTGAAGGGGGCGGGGGAGTTCGAGCCAGCCAGCCCTACCTAGGCTAGTTAGACGCACAATCCGCAAAGGCTCAAACTCTAGGCCGTTCCTGACGAGCCAGCGATGGGCTAGGGCATAGCTATGGAAGGAGCCAAAGGCCTCTCCGCTATCTGCCACAAGGGTGAATGGAGAGGGGGAAAGGCTCATAGATAACCCGCCTCTCTGAAGGAATAGTAGGCCTGCTGATTGCCGTTGCCGTCTTTCTGTCCGATAATGACATGATCCGTCAAGACTATATCGAGCATCTTTGCCCCTTCTCTGACTCTGCGGGTGATCTCCAAGTCGGCAGGGCTGGGCGAAGTCTCCCCGCTGGGGTGATTATGGGCGAAGATAATCCCATAAGCCAAGGTTGCCACGGCTGGCCGGAGGATTTCCCTTGGGGTGACGCAGGTTTGATTGATCGTGCCAACGCTCACCATCTGCCAACTCTTGACCCTTAATTTCGTGTTGAGGTTGAACACAACCACGGCTTCTTTCTCAGGGTCAAACCAAGGGGCGGTGGCAACGCAAGTCTCCCAAAGGTGGCGGATTTTGGCGGGGGAGTTCGCCACGGATACCCCCTCGGCCTCCTCGCATACCTTGGAGATGATTTTGATCTCGTTTAAGTGGTAGGTTTTCATGGGTTTTTATTTGGTCTTATTACACTTACTGAGGATCAAAGGCATCGCAGAAAGCCCTCGCCACTTCCTCCCCTGCATACCAAGCAAGGGCGTTAAGGACATTTACCCCCATCGGGTGAGCGATTCCGGCCAGTCCGTCAATGATTTCCCTGTCCGAAGGCTTGCTATGCCGGAAGCATCCGAAGCCTTTAATCATCTCCACCACGCCAAGCCCAAACTCTTGAGCCTGATCCATGGCTAGTTGCCGGATCGCTTCCCTGTTCTTCTTGGCGAACTTCATCGTGTCGGCGTAAGAGATGAAGCCGGAAAAGCCCCCATCTATTCCGCCTCGGCAGATATCGGGGGCGGATTCCTTAAAGGATTGCCAGCCTCCCATCTGCCGGACTACTGCACGGACAAGGGATTCAGGGATTGAGGTTGAGTTGATGAGGCCTTGCAGGGAAGGCCGTTGAGTTGCGGTTGTGTTCATGGGTTCTTGGGTTCCTTTCTATTGTTAAGCAAACAGAAGATTTCCTTGTTTGCGGATCATTCCGGCCTCGCAGAGGCCTGAGATTATGGCGTTGAATTGCTCAAGGGAGCATCCTTGCGTCATTAGCAGGGCATAGAGTGAGCCTTCCGGCGTTCCGGCTGGGTTCGTCTTGAGGGATTCGATGATCCCATCGCATATCAGTTTAAGGGCTTGGGTTGGGTTCATTGGCTTGGGTTCCTTTCTTTTTTATTTTGCTTCCGAGTAAAACAAGCCCCAAGCCAGCCACCCAAGGACGGAGAGGATGGGGATCAGGGGGATGAATAAGTCAGAGCCTTGGGGAAGGCTTTGGGCGAAGGATTGAAGAAAGGGGATCATTGTTAAGCCTTGTTAGACATTAGGCAGAAGTGAAAGAGTTGAGGCTTCCGCCGTGGTCAAGGGTTCGGTTTGGGAGATGTCGAATACATTGCCCCCAATAAAAAAGATATCCTCCTTGCCTTCCTCGGTCTGCTCCTTGTTCTTCCTAGTGGCGGGGCAGAGGATCAGGAGAGACTTTTCCCCCTTCCTTACGATCCGGCCAGCCTTCCGCCATTGCTGGAAGCCCCCGACAAGGGAGACTTTGGGACGCTGAACAATCAAAAGGTAGGTATTTCGCAGGGAGAGGGGATTTCCCTCAATGGTGCGGATTCCACCCATCCGGCGGGAGATTTCGAGACGCTGGGATTCATCCAAGCGAGAGAAGCTTTCGGCAAGCTCCTTCATCTTGGCTTTCTTTTCTGCGATGGCTTGTTCTTTGTTCATGCAGGCTTATTAGCCGTAAGACTTATTAGCGTCAATAGCAACTGAGCAACTATTAGCAATGCTAAGACAGACAAAAAAAGAATCTAATAGAGCCTGATGATTTACGAGGGGATTGTTAAGGAAGTTAAGGAAATTTCTTTCTAACTAGGGAAAAAGAAAAAAAACGAGAAAAAAAGAAAAATCCGAGAAAGAGGAACAGGAAGGACAGGATTTTTCGAGACTGACGAGGTTCCTTCCCCGATTGATTAGAAAGGGAATTAAAAAGGGGAAGGGATGGTTAAGGCCTTAACTACTGAACGAGCCCCCCGAGCGGAAGGGGGACTGAATGACAAAAGCGAAGGGGGAGGATTAGCGGAGGGATGATCCAACATTTCCCCTTTAAATTATTATCGAAAGCCGAGGACTGCGGAGGTTTTAAAGGCATAACGAAAGTATGCGGGCAGTTTTCGCCCTGCAAGGGTGCGAAGGGTTTTTGCGGTGTAGTTTGTCCTATGTCCTCGGTAAGCCAGTAAGGAACTATCCCTCTTTAGCGGGGGTGGACAATCGCAGGCTCAAGGCCTCTTATTAAGCTAGGGGGCGAGCCTAGCACCGATTGAAGGCATTACGCTTGGCGGGTTTCCCCTCTGTCATCCAAGGATCAGACTTGCTGGCATCCGGCGGGGCTTTGTGTCCTCCCCATTGATGCCAAGGAGACCTATAAAGTCTTATCTAGCCTTGTCAAACTTTTTAATGGTCTTATGGGTTTCCTATGGCCTTTAACCGATGGGGCGAGAAGATCACCCGAAGAATGCGGAAAAATAAAGGGTGGAGGATGCACGAGGATGAATCGACTAGGAAAATGGCCGTAGAGCTAGGCAAGTTGAATAATAAAACCCTTACAGAATCCGATATGGGGGATTTATGGGACAGGATGGGCAGGAAACAGCACTTGGTCGGGATTATGACGGAATGGCTCAATCGGACGCATTACAGGCAGGGGGAAGCATGGATGCCGAAAGATCGTGTGGTTTTATGAATGTAACGCCGGACACGATCAAAAAGCACGCTGGCGGAAGGCCTAGTCGGTGGAGTATCGCAACGGCGAAGAAGATTTGCGGATTCGTTAGGCGGGGGATTCCCTTGCGTTATGCTGGCCCCCTTGCGGGGGTTCCGTGGTCAACCTGTAAGGAATGGGCGGGGGAGCATCCTGAGTTCCCGCCTATGCTTGAAGAAGCTCACTCGGCCTTCGTGCAGGATCATGTTGGGAACATTGAAAGACATTCCAGAACATCAGAGAAGGGGAGCCAATGGCTTTTAGAGCGAAGGGCTAAGGAGGAGTTTTCGGCTCCTTACACTCAGAACAACGCTTCCCAGCCCTCGCTCAATGTTCTAGCCCTCGGAGGCGATGCCCTAGCCAAGCTGATGCAGGGATGGGGCGGGATGATTGCCGGACAAACGGCGGGGCAATCGCAACCGATCCCGATTCCAGTTGAATCCCAACAAATTCCCGACATTCAACCTACTCCTACTCTGTTGCCGGAACATATTACAGAATCTAACGAACCACCCAAAATCAAATTAGATATTCCCTCAGAGAAAATAGAAGCCCCTAAGATTGAAGAAGTTAAACCAAAAAGAGGCAGGGGAAGGCCTCGGAAGTATCCCAAGCCTGACGGGGTAGCCACACCCCCACCCCATGCCACCCCTAATTTATAGACCCCCCTTTCAAAAAAATTCTAAAAAATTCATCCCCCTCTAAGAAATAAATGCCTCTCGCCACTCCCGACCAACTTCCGAAGAACCCCACTCCAGAACAACTCTTAGCAACGCCGCTGGGCTTTTCCAAAATGCTCGGCATCGACCTCCACCCTTGGCAGGCAAAAGTATTTTTGGACGTTGGCCTCGGCAACCGAGTCGCCCTCAAAGCCGCCAACGGCTCCGGCAAAACCTCCTGCTTGGCGGCTCCCTTGGTTCTTTGGTGGTGTGCGGTCTATCCCAAAAGTCAGGTTGTCACCACCGCCGGAGTCTATCGTCAGGTTAAGGAGCAACTCTGGCAGAGGCTCGCCGGATGGCGGGATCGGCTGACAGGCTGGACTCTGAATGCCACCGACCTCACGGCCCCCAACGGCTCTAAGGCCATAGGCTTTTCTACTGACGAACCCAACCGCTTCGAGGGCTGGCACAACGACAGGCTCCTGATGATCTTTGACGAGGCGAAATCCATCCCTGCCGACATCTGGAGGGCGGCGGAACGCTGTCAGCCATTCGCTTGGTTGGCCATGTCTTCGACTGGCGGGATGGATGGGGAGTTTGCCCAATGCTTCCTAGGCAAGCGCAAGTTCTGGAAAAACTACTCTGTTACGGCCTTTGACTGCCCCCATATCAAAAAGGAATGGATTGATATGCAGATTGAGCAACATGGCAGGGATAACCCATTTATTAGGAGCATGATATTCTCGGAGTTCATGGGGGAGGATGATGGGATTAGCCCCTTCACCTATTCCAAGATCCGCTTCTGTAAGGACAATCCCCCCAAGAGGATAGAAGGCCCCCCTGTGGCTTTTATTGATTGGGCCGGAGGCGGGGATGAATCCGTGATCGCTATTAGGCGTGGAAACGTGTTAGAAGCCTTAATAGGGTGGAAGGACTCGGATACGATGAAAAGCGTTGGGAGGGCCATTGTGGAGCTAAAGAAGGCCAACCTGAAGCCTTCCGATGTCTGGGCTGACGATGGTGGGCTAGGTAAGCCAATGAATGACCGGATGCGGGAGATGGGCTGGCCCATAAGGAGACTCAACTTTGGGGGCAAAGCCTACTCTGACCGCTATGTGAACAGGGGATCGGAAATCTGGTGGGAGACGGCTAGGCAGATCGAGAGGGCTGAACTGATCCTCCCGCAGGATGAACTCTTGGATGCCCAGCTTTGTAGTCGGAAAGCCAAGATCACCTCATCTGGAAAAATGGGTCTTGAAAGTAAAGATGAAATGAAGCGCAGGGGGGTTAGCTCGCCGGATCGGGGGGATGCGGTTTGCGGGGTGTGTTGCGTGAGAAATGATTTGGGGGAGTTGACAAAGTTTGATTCCGGCAATACGGGCTCTGATTGGTTGAGCGAGATGCAGGAAACCTCGGATGGGGAATCCTCGATATCTGGCTTCGACTCAGGAGGCTAAAAAATAAATGCAAATCTGGACTTGGATCACATCGAACTGGACGGAAATCGTGGCGGCACTTGGCGCACTTGTGATGGGCAGTCGGATTATTGTAAGGCTCACCCCCAGCAATACGGACAATGTGTGGCTGGAGCGTGTGGTGGCCTTCCTAAAAAATGTTGGCCTAAAGATCGACTAAGTGGGAATCCTGTCCGCCATCTTGCAGATTATTGCGAGGCTCCTTGGTTTTGTTCCTGATCGAAAAGAACGGGATGAAGCTGGGGCAAGACAGGCTTGGGAAAAGAACCAGAGTGCCATTGACGCTGATCTTGGCCCTAGCCCTTGGTGGATGCGCGACAATTCAGCCCGTAACAAGAACGACAGGTCAGGTTGAGCGACTGATGACCATGCCCGAATACGAACAGGTCAGATCCTCCTCGCCGGAAGTCCGGCGTTGGGCTCGTGAAGCTCTTACCTCCGTGAATGATTTGGAATATCAGGTGAGGAGCAAATGAAGGAACGGCAGGAACTTTATTCGACTTTGATTGAGGATTTGCGGGCTCGGACTGGCTGGGAGGAGCGGCAGAGGATTTGGTATGAGATGCGGCACAATGGCCTTCGCAGAAAAAAGAAACTCCCTTGGCAGGCCGACCTTCACTACCCCTTGGCCGATTCAATTATAGGCAAGCTCAAGCCCTTCTACTATCAGCAGGTTTTCTCCAATGAGGTGATTGCCTCATTTGTTCCGGCCAAGCCCCAGACCGATTCCGTGACGCAGAGCGTGAGCCGTTGGTTCGATTATCAGGTTCGCCAGCAAAGCAATTTCGAGACGGAGATCCTAACCACGATTGACGCAATGCTGATGAGCGGGATGAACCTGCTAAAGATTTCTTGGGATGAGGATGCCGGAGGGATTCGGTTTGATTCAGTCGATCCCGTCCATGCCATTGTCCCCCATTATACCCGTGATGTCCGCACCTGTGATCGCCTGTGCCATGTCATTCCAATGTCGGTGAATCAATATCGGAACAACAAACTTTACAATCAGGACGAGGAATTGATCAAAAAGATCAAGGGGCGGAACAACGAGGGAACGAGGTTTTCCAGTTTTGAGGATGTGAAGCTCCGGCGGGAGGGCATCACCGTTGGGGCCGATGACGAACAGGTGATCGTCTGGGAAGTTTATGAGCGGGATGAGGACGGAAAGATTTACGTCCACACCTTCAGCCCCGTGGAACCCACGATTGATATCCGGCCCACCTTCGAGTTGCCCTACAACCACGGCCAGCTTCCGTTTGTGCCGTTTGTCATGGAGATCAAGGATAAGGGTGTGTATTCGAGCCGTGGAATCTGCGAGGTGGTTGCGCCGTTTGAGGCCTATATGTGCAAGCTGATGAACGAAAAAGCCGATGCGATGACTTTGTATAATCGGCCTTTGTTCCGTTGTGAGCAGGACATCCCCAACACAAACAACCTGAAGTTCGGCCCTGCCACAATCCTTCCCGTTGGAGTGTCTCCCGTGACTATGCCCCAGCCTCCGATCTCCTTTGATCAGGAGATGATCAATCAGCGCATGATTTCCGAGTATTTAACCTCCATGCCTGACTTTGGCTTGGCGCAACAGGGCAACACGAAGAACGCCAGAACGGCCACCGAGATTTCCCAGATTGGATCGCTGATGGGTCAGTCCACCGATCTTCGGGCTCGTATCTTCCGCATCTCGCTTGGCCATGTCTATCGGCAGGCCTATTCCGTGCTTACGCAATTCGGAAAGAAGAGTCTCAATTTCCATTTCATCGACACCTTTGGCTCCGTTCCGCCGGAAGCCTTGGAGGTGACTTATGCCATCCATCCCTCCGGTTCCGCCGATGGGATCAACAAGGCCGTTCAGTACCAGAAGGCTTTCGCCCGTCTTCAGCTTTTGGGCAACAACCCCATGATCAACCAAGCCGCCCTGCTTAAGAGCGTGCTTGAGATTGACGATCCTTCATTAGTCCAAAGACTAATAACTGATCCCAAGCTGGAGGAGATGGATCAGGCCGAGGATCAGGCCAACGAAAACCTGATCCTTGAGAGCGGATTCCCAGCTTTGGTTCGTCCTTCCGACAATCACAAGGCACACCTCAAGGTCATGCTGGATCGGATCGAGTTCCTGTCCCAGAGTGGCGGAGGCAGTCCGGTTGCGATGCAGAGATATCGGGAACACCTTGAACAGCATCTTCTGGCCTTGGGCCAAACCGACAAGAACCTTGAGCGTCAGATCCGGCGTGAGTTGGCGGATCGGGCGAAGGCAATGGAATCCCAGATGGGCAATCAATCCCAACAGGGAACAATGACCACCGAAAACCTCCCTAGTGGACAAGGCGTGTAATAAGGCTATCTAATATATGTTGACCAAGATCAAATCGGCCATACGGGTTTTTCGAGAGCTAGGTCATGTCGAGGTGGACTGGACTCCAGAAAACCAGAATGCGGCCAAGCAGTTCTTTTTATCTCCCGCCGGAAAAAGGCTTCTCCTTGTTCTGCAAAACTGCGCCACACGAAAAGACACGCAGGCAGTATTCGCCGGAGGGGGACGTTTTGAGGCGGGAAAAGCGGTGGGGATGAGGGAGGGTCTGGTGATCCTTGAATACCTCGCAAACACCGAGATTGAAGAATTTACCGAGAACTCCGAGGGCGGGGCCGTTGCGGAGCTTCTCGAATCACTACGGCCCTAAACACACACGGGAAGGACACCTGAAAAACCAATGAATGAGGAAGCAACCAAGGAAATGACTCCGGCTGTGGAGCCGAGCATTTCTCCAGAGAACATCACGGAGGAGCAGATCAGGGCGATGGCGGCGGAAGCCGATGGCATCCCCTATAAGGCTTCTCCCAAGGCGAATATCGAACCTGAAGTCGCCGCTCAGGATTCTCAGGATGCCTCCAAAACAACCCCAGAGGCCAAGGAGGAAATCAAGGATTCGGATGAATCCGCCCCCAAGGCTGAAGAAAAAGCAGAAGTTAAGACTGAAGAACGCAAGGCCTCCGATGACTCGGAAGCCAAGGAAGCCAAGGCCGAGGAGAAATCCAAGGTTGAGGATTCCAAGAAGGAAACCAAGCGGGCCAAGGAAGAGGCCCGCCTTTCGGAAAGCTGGAAGAAGCTGGAGGCCGAAAAGGCCCAAGTTCGGGCTCGTCAGGCCGAGCTTGAAAAGAAGATCGAGGAGCTTGAAGCCAAGAACGATCCGACCAGCCCAAGCCCCGATGCGCTCAGGAAATACGCCCGTGAGTGGGAGAATGAGGGAAGGGATGACCTTGCCAAAGCCGCCCGCCAACAGGCCGAAATGCTGGAGCAGAGGGCCAAGAGCCAAGCCGAGAAGGAGGAGCGTCAGAAGCGGGAGTTCACGGAACAATGGAGTTCCAGCGTCCGGCGCATGATTGAGGAGAATCCAGAGCTGAAGGATGAGGAATCCCCGTTTGCCAAGAGGGTTGTTTCCCTTCTGAAGAGCGAGGATGCCGAGCTTCGCAAACTCCTTAATTCCAGCCCCAATGGTTTCGCCTATGCCACCCAGATCGCCCGAATGCAGGAGGCGGCGGAGGCATCGGAAGCCTTGCGGAAAGAAGTTGAAACTCTGCGAAAAGAGAACACCGAGTTCAGGAAAAAAACCTCCCTGTCCGCCAGTTCAACCGCCAAGGCTCCCAAGCGGAAGTCCTTTGAGGAAATGAGTTGGGGCGAGCAGGAAGAGTTTCTCAGGCGCAATGCGTCTGATGCCGACAAACTTGGCGTTCTCATAGGAGATTAAATTATATGGCACTTATGTCCCGTTCCAATCCGGCTTCGCTGGGGAGCTATTATCAGGCTTTCCTCTCGAAGAACCTGATTGATCGTATTAACGACACCCTGAAACTCAATGAACTGGCCCAGCAGGTTGACCTGCCCAAGAATATCGGATCGACCTCCGTTAAATTCTTCCAGTTCGACACCACCCCTGCTTCGAGCAACGTGCAGACCCTTACCGAAGGTACTCCGATCAGCACGTTCCGTGAAGTGGGCCTCAACAGCGTGAGCGTGTCCCTGACCCAATATGGGGAAGCAGTAAAGATCAGCGACATCCTCTCCCAGACCAGCCTCTTTGACGTTCTCAAAGAAGCCTCCAACACCCTCGGTCAGGAAGCGGCTCTCAAGGCCGATGACCTCTCCCGTGATCAGTTGGTGACTGGTACTGACGTTGCAGGAAGCGCCACCGAAAAGCGTTATGGTCAGGGCATTGCGTCCTTCGCAAGCCTGTCCTCGACTGCGGCGGCTTCCGCCTATCTGGATGCCGAGGATCTGCTCGATGCAGTCACGGCCCTGAAGGCCAACAAGTCCAACCCCCTCAACGGCAAGTTCACGGCGTTGGTTCCCCCGCAGGTTTCTCGTGACCTGCTTCGGGACACCGACTTCCTGAACACCGTTTATCGCAACCCTGAGACAAAGCTGGGTTCGATGATCAAGGGTGAGCTTGGTTCGTTCTATGGTGTCCGCATCGTGGAACACACCAACCCCTTCATCGAAGGAACGACTGCCGGAACGTATAACTCCGCTGGTTCCATCTATTCAACGGTGGTGCTGGGAGCCGATGCGTTTGGCGTGGTCAAGATCGCTGGCGACTCCCCGATGAGCCCCCGCATGATCGTTCTGCAAAACGCTGACAAGAGCGACCCCTTGAACCAGACCATCACGGCTGGTTATAAGGCGTTCTATGCGGCCAAGTTGCTCAACGCAAAGCGGGCCGTTGTCATCAAGAGCAAGAGCCGTTTTGCCTAAAAATGGCTAAGGGACTCGTTATCCTGATGAGTCCAGAGGCGAAGGAGGGGGGCTTGGAGACAAGCCCCTCTCCCAAGCCCGAAGAGAAGTCTTCGGGTCTGCGTCTGGAGATCCCAGCCTCGGAATTGCCGGAAGGCTCCGTTGCTGGTGATCGTGTATCTATGAAGGGGGTTCTCTCCTCCGTAGAAGGTGACACCGCTGTTGTGGAAGTGGAAGAAGCTGAGTTCATGCCATCGGAAGACGAAGGCGAAATGGACGAGGAAAAACTCCGCTCCAAGGCAGAGGAAGCCGATCTGGAAAGTTAAGGAAGCAGTTCCCCGTGCCTATTTATCAATATGAAAATAGAGATGGGGAGGTTGTTTCCTACATTCTTCCTGTTGATCAAAGGGACGGAGTGAAAGGCCTAAAGCGCATTCTTTCCGCCCCTTTCATCAGCAGGGGAGTGGCTAATCCTGATTCTTCCGAGGAGGGCGCAAAACGCTTTTACAGGCAGGCCGAGGAAAAGGGGACGCTCAAATCCAAGAAATACTCGAAGAACAGGATCAAACAAATCTGGGGATGGTGATTTATGCCTAGCATCAAGGAAATCTATAATTCAATTGGGGAGGTGGAACTTAACGCAGAATCCATCAATCTGAATGTGGACGGGCTTGAGGCGTTAGCTTCCACGCAACAGGCCGATGTTGCGCTGATCAAGGCTGATCTCGCCAACGGAGTAACCATCAACCAGCCAGTCGCAGTCACGGACAATTCTGGTTCTCTCACCGTTGATGGAACCGTAACGGCCAACGCTGGGACTGGAACATTCGCGGTCTCGGCGGCATCCCTTCCCCTCCCGTCTGGAGCCGCAACTTCCGCCAACCAATCCACGGCCAACACAAGCCTAGCCAATATTGACACGGATTTGGGCGCACAGGCAGATGCTTCTGCCTCATCCGATACGGGAACATTCTCGCTAATCTCGTTGGTCAAACGCATTCTTGGAACAAAACTCCCCGATCAGTCATCTGGACGCATTCCAGTCACGCTTGCCTCCGCTGGAACGACTGGCTCAACCGCCCCCACTACGGCCAATCTTTACGCTGGAACAGACGGAACAAATCTTCGTGCCGTTTCGGTAGATACAAGCGGAAGGCCAAACACCAATATTGTTTCAGTTCCATCTGGAACCGTCACCAACCGCTCATCCACCATCACCACGGGAGGGACAAGTCAGCAGGTAGCGGCCTCCAACACATCAAGGAAGTATTTTCTAATCCAGAACATCTCCGACACGGATATGTATCTTGGCGTTGGATATACGCCAACGACCACGACGGGCATCCTACTTGCCAAGAGCGGAAGCGGGATCACCTTTGAGTCTGGGTTTATACCAACCTCTGCAATTAACGTATTGTGCGCCACGACAGGCAAGGCCTTCGTTGCGCTGGAAGGATAGGAGATGGGCTTCTTCGGCGGCGGCAGTAGCGTGGATCTGGCCAGTCCTTCGGCGATTGGTAGCACCACGCCAAATACTGGCAAATTCACAACACTAGAGGCAACGACATCACTTCAAGTCTCAACCAGCGGATTTTTGTTCGGCGGAACAAATCTATTGGAGCAAAGAAACT